GTAGCGTGTTAAGAAACCAACGACTGGTTCAAATGTTGCTGGATCAAGAACAACACCAGAGCTCATCAATGGAATATATGGGCAATAGAAAGCGGCGGCATCAGCCTCGCTTGGACCCTTATAACCAATAAGAACTTGGTTGTCATCAGCGCCAGTATCAGCAAGGTATGCGTCAACGTAAATGCGCATTGCGTTATTCAATGTACCAACAAACTTGGTGTTTGTAGGAGCTTCGAATGTACCTTCTGTAGTACGTGCAAATGCTGAAGTAGTTGCAGACTGAAGAATTGTAAGTGCTTGTGAACTTACAACAGCCCAGTTACCTGCGCCACGACGTGTGCGTTGTGCAATCTTGTTAGCAACACGGTTGATTTGAATTGCCAATGCGGCATGTTCGTCACCAACGAATGTAGCTGTACCAGAAACTAATGACTGATCATATGTTTCTTCAACTGAAGCTAACTGACGTAAAGAAGCTAAAACTTCTTGGTCGATTTCAGCAGTAATTTCTTGTGCTAAAGCGGCCATGATTTCTGCTTCGATGTCAATGCCTTGTTGAGCTTGTGCATCTTGAGCGGCTTCGAAAGTCCAACGAGCTGATAGCTTGCGTGACTTGGCTTCGACTGGTGCCTTCAAGATTTGAATGCTCATACGCTTGCCTGGTTGACCTTCCATCTTAGCTGTTGTGTCAGCACGTGGATATGTTGCGTCATTGTTACCAGAATAAGCCTGGGCAATCTTGAATGGGCTCAGTGCCTCTTCACCCGCTACAACTTCGTTGCTAGAATCAGCATAACGAACACGTAGAGTGTGAATTTGTCCTACTGGACCTGTCATAGGTTGAACGCCAACGATTTCGTTAGCAATAACCGTAGGCATAACACGACGGATTACTGGAAGAATCACGCGGTTAAGTGTTGCAATGTTACCTGCAGATGTAGCACCTGCTGTAGCACTTTCTAATAGGTACTTACGTGTATTTTCCAAGCATGTTTGCATGGAGCTACGACGGTTACCTTGTAACCCTTCTAATAGGGTATCTTTGGTTTCTGACCATCTTTCGTTCAGAAGTTGTGACATCATTTATCTCCTAATAATTACTTTGCTAGACCCGCTAACTTGCGGATGTCTACAATGTTGTCAAAGCCTGCCTCAGGCTGATTTTTTACCTCACGGTCGCCAGTTACTTCAGTTTGTGAAACTGATTCAGCAATTACTTGCTTAGACTTGCGAACGCCACCTTCCATTACTGCTGGTAGGTATTTGTCATACGCTGATGCTAGTTTGACTGTTTGCACAGACTCTAACAATTCGCTCATGACGGCTCTTTTCTCAGCACTTAGAGGTGCTAATAGTTCGCTCATAACATTTGATCGCTCTGCCATATCATGTTTAACGCGAATTTCACGTTCTTTAGATTCGACAATAGCTTTACTCTTGTTAAGAGCTTGCTGTGCTTCGGCAATTTCTTGTTCTTTCTTATCTACAATCTTTAACAGACGAGCTGTTTCAGATTTTTCGTTAAGGTAAGAATGTTGAAATTCCTGTGCAAATGCTTCAAAAATACGACGACCAAAGTTGCTTGTACGAGCAGATTCAATGTCTTCTTTCAACTGATGTAACTCAGTTTTAAGTTGACGTGTAACTGTCTCTTGAACAAGTCCGGCACTTCGTTTAATGAATTCTTTTTTAACTTCAGCAAATTTTACTTTAGCTTCACGAACTAATCGAACTTTAGTTTCGATTACTTCCTTCTTGTCATCAGCAAATTCGCCTATCTCTTTGGCCAATGCGTTTACAACGAATTGTTCCAACTTAGAAAAATTCTCAGAAACGGTCTTGCGATCGTTTTGGAATTCTACAAGTTCTTTCGCTAGTTGAGACATAACAAACGATTCCATTGTTTTGGAATCAGATGCTATCTTGCGCTTGTACTCAGCTTTGGTTTCTGCCAATGCTTTGCGGTCAGTCACAAACTCACCTAGTTCTGCGGCTAAGCGTTCGCTTACTAGTTTGTCGAGTGCTTCTACCATGACACCTTTATCGTGTTCATATCGATTTGCAAACTCTTCACGTAGTTCAGCGGTTACTTGGTCGCGATTCTCTTGAATCTTTTGATTAAATGCAGATTCTAGCTCACCCTTTACGGCTTCGCTAATTACACCACTTTCAACCAATTGCTTGAATGCGTCCATTTATTTCTCCTTAGGCTTTAAGGCCACTAATAATCTGAAGCATAACCTCGCGGAGATACTTCTGTGCCTTAGGATCGTCTTGCACTTCTTTACTAATTCGCATAGCACGTGCCCCGCCACGACTGTTCATGATATGCTCATAAACAGGTGTAGGGTAAGCGCCAGGCGCACTAGGTTGGGCTACGATGTCCACTGTTATAATTTCGAACTCGGATACTTCACCTGAGCCGTCATTCACGTTTCCGCTACCACGACTGCTCACGCCAAGTTTTACACCACTTTCGAGCATAGTGCGAACCAGTTGTCCCATTGGAGTAGGCAAAACTTTCATTTTGCCATATCCGTTCGGACCGTCCATCCACATTTGAGTGATCATATGGGATACACGGTCTAAATTTACTTTCAAATCATCTGGATGATCAACTTCTCCGAGAACACTATAACCATTTTGAATTTGATCATTGAGGGTTTTAACCGCAGACTCAATTTCCCTTACAGGATAAACCCGTTGGTTTTGATTGCGTATTCCACCCTGGATTGCAATACCCTTCAAGTAAAGGTTTTTGCCCTCTTTGTCATCGCTCTCGATTATCGCTTGAGCTTGATCAAAACTTAGGTGTTCTCTTAAAAATTGCATCTAGTGTAGGTTCCTAATTAACCAATCTTACGATCAACGATTGACTTAGTATTACCAGCAGATTCGCCACTACCTTTCTTTTCAGCGCCATGACCAGCTGGGTTCTTTGTAGTTTCTGAACCACTCTTCATGCTAGACATAGAACTGCTAGAGATGTTCTTTTGAACACCTTTAGTGAACTCACCCTTTACGCCACCAACTAAACCTTCTCCGCCCTTGATACCTTCAGTACCATTACCACCTTGAGCGATGTTTTTAGCTGTTGCGCCTGTTGTTGGGCGATCTTTTGGATTTTGATTTACTGGACCTGCTTTACCGTCGCCAGCTTCATTCTTGTTAGAAATACCGTTTCCTGAACCATATGGCTTGCCAATTGTTTCACGATATTCGCGAGTTACTTGACGTCCTTCAAAAGGCATTGCGCTTTCATCTTCTGGCTCATCTTCTTCTTCGTCACCAAATTCTGGTGCTTCTTCACCGTCTTCTGGCTCTTCTTCGCCTTCTTCACCGCCTTCATCACTGTCATCGCCGCTCATTAAGCGTTCAAATTCAGCTTTTAGGTCTTCTAAAGCGTCTTCTAAATCTTGTACATCACCTTTTGTAGCTGGAGCTGTTTCGTCTCCACCTTCTTCATCGCCACCGAACTCGTCGTGTGCTGTAGGTGCTTCTGTATCGCCTGGTAGGCCATCAGCAGAATCGCCACCTGGGAAAGCTGGCTCTTCTTCGCCATCCATACCAAATGCTTCTTCAACAGATTCCTCTTCGGCTACTGTTTCGTCATCAGTTTCTTCTTCTACTGATTCGTCTTCTTTTGTTTCTTCAGCGATTAGCTGTTCGTAGATATCTCGGCTTTTTTCTACAACGATTGCGTGGAAAAGCTCTTCAGCTTTGTCCTTTTCTTCGTTTACGATAAAGTCTAGTAATTGTTCGAATTTATTCATTGCGTGGATCTCCTATAAGGCAAGGGTGGAATAAACATGTATGTTTATTTACAGCCACTTCAATATAGTTATGCGAAATAGGCCAAAAACCGCAATTTTTGAATCGTGACGTAGAACTTAGGTTCTAGATTGATTTCTGTTTAAAATATTTAATTCTTTTATTTTGAAATTAAAGTATAAGTTTATGCCATCGGCTGTTCTGTAGGCATTTTGTACATCTGTTTTACCACAATTAAATTCTCTTGTTGCTCGCGCTCGCGGGCATCGCCTGCTTTGCGAAGATCGTTTAACATACGTAAAGTTAATCTAGTCTTACGTAGGTCAGATGCTTTTAACACGCTAGTATCATGTAGCGGATCATAGCGGTCATTGACCTGCTGTTCTTGCTGATCTTTAGTAAAATAAATGAATTCGTTTAGTAACATAGTAATGTATTTACCAGTTATTGCTGTCCGCCAGGTGCTGGCGCTGTAGGTGCGGCTCCAGCTGTTGGTGCCATTCCAGCTGTACCTTCTTCAGCACCGCCTGCTTGCATTTCTTCAGTTCCAGGATCTGAAGCTCCTAGGCTGTCCATATCGGAACTCATACCACCGGGAGTAATTCCTGCGCCACGCAACTCTGCACTTGCTGAGATTGGTTCCGAAGCATCAAGATTTTCTTCAGCCCATTGTTGTTGGTTCTCTGCAATTTCTTCTTGGCTTAGACCTAAGAAGCGTTTTAGTGCAAATCGTTTGCTGATAAATGGAACTTGTACGATGCTTCCAAACGTATTAATACGCACTCCGTCCATCTCTGCTTGGCGATAAGCCGCAAAGTTTTGTGGAGGATTAAAGTCAACATCAAACAGATTAGGGTCAATGTTAATACCTTTGTTTGCAAGATATGTTTTAAATTCAAGGTCAAAAGCGCCATTCATTAGGCTCTGTAAACGCTCGCAGTATTTGTTAAAGCGTAGCTCTTGAATGTATGCAGTACCCACACGACCGTCATTAAAGTTGCTTCCGCCGTCGTCTGAACCTGTAGGCAAATAGCTACTTGGTATGCGTAAGGCACGGAATAATTTGTTAGTGAAATAACGTAAGTCGTCAATTTCGCCTAGGTTTGTACCACCAGGTAGTACATCTACTTTACTGCCTCGGCCTTCTGCTGTCTGTGGGAAAAAGTAGTCTTCGTTGATGCTTAATGGGTTGTAGCTACTGTCAATTAAGTTAGTACCGCCACCTGTTAAACTTGGAATACGTCTTTGATTTACTTCGTTTTTAACACGTTCAACAAAACCCATGGCCAAGTGAGTAGGCATGTTTCCTACGTCGATATAGAACACTCTACGCTCAGGAGCACGTTGTATGCGATAGATAATGATAGCATCTTCAAGCAGTTCTTTCTGCTTATAGACTTTAAAAATACTTTCCATTAGACTATTACCAAATGGGAAGTTGTTGTCTAGGCCTTCTGATAAGCTGATATGAATAACGTGTTTGGCATCAATAGCAAACTGGTTTTGATTTACCATAAAGCGACTACTGTTACCTCCGCCACCGCTATAACTGCCAGTCATACCGCGTGATCCGCCAGCTCCGCCGCCACTTTGAGTAAAGGAGCCCGAGCCGCCCATTGTATTTTGATTAGTAGGATTAATTGTAGTTGCTGTTAAACTTTGCAAGTTAACATTTAGATCACGGATAACATACTGTTCAGGTTTTTTACCTTCGCTTTCATTTACAACAATGCGATCAACTTTTGATGGATCAATGTAAACCCATTGCTGTGTTTCTGGATCACGGACAAAGAAGCTGTCTCCATACTTGAAAACGTTACGTACTATTTTAAAAATACGCTTGTGGAATAGGTTTAGCTTTGTCCACTGCTGTAGATACTTTTTAAGGATCTTAACTTCTGTTGGAGTTGCTTGATCTTTAAAATCTAATTCAAACGGAGTACCGTTTTCATCGTTAGTTTGACTGCAAAATTCTGCAAGAATGTCTAGGGCCGCGTTAACTTCACTGTCGCTGTCCATAGTGTCGTACTGACCGTAACGCTCAAGGCGGTTCGGATGTCCTGTGTAAACATCTGGTAAGTACGAAGAATAATTAGTACGTGAAGGACTTGCTCCGCTGTTCCCGCTTATAGGGCCAAACTGTCCTGTAGTACTAACTGGTGTAAAATATTTTTTCCAACTCATTTTATGCGACCCTTGCAAATCTATTACCCATCCACGACGGCTGATTTTCCGCTATCTTGCGTTGCATATCTATAGATTGGACTAATAGTTGATTTGTCATAGCTTGTTGCTTATTTAAGGCTGTGAGGGCATTTGTCAATGCATTCTGAGCCTGTATATTACCGGTATTCATTGCGCCCGTTACTAAGTTAGCAAGTTGTTGTTCTGTAAGAACACCTTCTTTACCATGCAATTCCATATCTGTGCCTGACCCAAAATTTTCAATTAATTTTCCAGTTGCTCCAAAACTGCCAGTGTCTCTCTTTTTCTTAGCAGTAGTGTAATCCCAATCATCTTTATTTTCTGTGACTTTGTTTGGATTCCATCCGGCCGCCTTGTAACGCTCATATCGAGCTTCATAATCCATTCTATCTTTTTCTTTTTTACGCCAATCTTGCTCAAAAGATGCAAGGTCAATCTTTGCGTTTTTTAATTTGTCAGCATTTTCGGCCAAGTCCTTTGATGCAGATAATCTATCTGCATTTGTTTTAATTACAGCATCTAATTCTTGCTCTCGTGCTCTGCGCTGTTCATCAGTTAATGATTTATCTTTAGCCAGTGCATCTTTTTTAGCTTCCGCATCTGCTTTATTATTTTCTAACTCTTTTTTATGTTCGACATCGTAAATTTTTTGATTTAGTGCATTTCGTTTTCGTAATGCGTCTGCTTCAATTTCTTTTGCTTCTACGACTACTTTGTTTAACATTATCTCATTGCGATCATAGATAGCATCATTTTTACCGTAAAACAGACCAATGGCCGATTTCATTTCAATTAATAATTCTTTCCATAAATTTTTAATATCGTTTATTATTACAGCTCGACCTTCTTCAGTAAATAATTTTTTACCATACTCTAAAATTTTATCCATTAGGCTTGCTATACTGTCACCTAATTTTTTAAAGTCAACATCTCTTATAAAATCTGTAAATTTAATAACTATTTTATTAGCATGTGTAGCCAGTAAATCCATAATTGGAAGCAATGCTGTATTAATTTGGTCACTTAATGCTTTCATTCTACGTTCAGTGGCTACGGCGGCCGCGGCGGCCTTACTATCTGCTTCTGTTTTTTCTATAACTTGTGCAATTTCTTTTTCAATTTGTTCTTGATTAACTTTTCCGCTAGAATTATATCTGTTTACGATTGCTTGCATTTCCATTAGACCCTTTGAGGCTTGTGCTCCACCTTGTCCTGCGGCTGAAACAATGTTGTTAAAGCCTTTCATGTCTTTAATTAATCCTGCAATGCCTGCGGCTTGAAGTTTATTCTGAGCCGTTCTTGCCGCATCAACACTCGAACCGTCTTTTACCGTTTTTGCCAGCCCTGAAACTGCTTTAGCCGCTTCTCCTGTCATGCTAACAAAAGTTTGGCCTTCTTCACTAAATGGAGCCGCAAATCCCATGAGTTCAGCTTTAAGCGCATCTACTGCACCTTTACCGCCTATTGTCATTGCTCGATTCATTGCCATATTAGCTTTTTCTCTTTCTTTTGGTTCTAGCGTGTTTAAGTGTGCCTGCCAGCTAGCCTCCATTGCTTCTGCTTGCATTTTCTTTTCAGTAGCTTCTCTACTTTCTCCAGAAAGTCTTGCCATGTAATCTAATTCTTTACCATAATTAGCGGCCGCCGCGGCCAGGCGAGCTGTTTCGTCAGCCGCCTTTTTGTTTACTCGCATCCCGTCGCCACTAACACGTAGATACCCGCCTAACAAATCGTTTATTTCTGTAAACGAAAATCCCAATTTTGATAATTCTGGTCCAAAATTTCTTTGTAAATTTTGATTAATTCCTATCAATGCTTTTGACCCAGAAGTTGCACTACCGCCTAATTGCTGTAGAACATCTCCATTCTTTTTATACATGTTTGCAAGCTCGTCCATAGTTAGATATAAACTTGATGCTTGTGTTCTTAATCCTGCTAGACTACCATTAAGTCCCGCTCCAGTTCCACTAATTGCTTGATATATGTCTAGATTTTTTTCTTGATACTTCATTACTTTTTGAAATAACGAAGCAAGTAGTCCAAGTCCTAAAGGTAAATCTTTAAATGCTTTAAACAAATCACTAGCACGGGCTTTACCTTCTATTAATTCGTCGCCAAAGTTTACTAGGTTACCCATAGTCTTCACAGTGGCGCTACCCATATCCAATAAAAATCCCCCAAGTAAACTTGCTTTGCTTGCAGTTTCGCCCATACCATGACCAGCAGACTGTGCTTGTCTAGAGTTTTCTTCCATTGCTTTTGATGCTTTTTCAATAGCTTTAGCATCTACTCCAGCTTTTTGGGCAAGCATTTGAAGAGCCGCACTATCTTTTTTTGCTATCGCAAGTAAGGCCGCAAGAGTAGTCTCGGTAGCGGCGTTGATCAGCTCGACTGGCTGATCTCCAATTGAACCTTTAACTGTTTGAGCCATTGATTAAAATTCCCTGATTATATTGGTAGATAAATATCATACTAGTTTGTCTATCTATTTATCGGAGTTTAAAAATGTCAGAAAATGCACAAAAAATCAATCCGCTGATGAGCCTAATGCGTCAGCCTAAAGTCTATATAACGCTTCCTAGCAGAGGAAGATATTATCCAGAAGGTGCGCTTGATCCTACAGTTAACGGAGAATATCCTGTATATTCAATGACTGCTAAAGACGAAATAATACTAAAAACTCCTGACGCCCTAATGAACGGACAAGGCGTAGCTGATGTTATACATAGTTGTATGCCTAATATCAAAGACCCGTGGGCAATTCCTACAATAGATTTAGATGTAATCCTTGTAGCTATTAGATTAGCTACCTACGGAGATAAAATGACATTGACTATTAAACATAGTACAATGGACGACGAAATGGAGTATGAAACTAGTCTTCAAGAAATATTAGACCAATTGCAATCAAACACTACCTGGGAAGAAAGGTTAGAGATTAGACCCGATCTTGTAATATTTTTAAAACCAATTGATTATAAGACTCAAACTTATACACAAATGAGTGAATTTGAAACTCAAAAATTAATGAGTGTTATTAGAGATGAAACGTTAGATGACGAAGCTAAACTAATTCAATTTAAATCGTCATTTGAAAAAATGACTAATCGAACAATAGATGTAATTATTAAAGCAATACATCGTATTGAAAGTTCTGCCGGAACTGTATCAGATCCAGATTTCTTAGAAGAATTTATGAGAAATTGTGATCGAGAAGTGTTTGATAAAATCAAACAACGTATTTCAGAATTAAATGAAAACAATGAACTAAAGCCATTAAAAATTGCTAGCACAGAAGAAATGCTAGCAAAGGGTGCTCCTGAATTTGTTGAAATTCCATTTAGTTTCGATACAGCAAATTTTTTCGGTTAAGGCTTCTATCACTTAGCTACGAGGAAATCTTAAAGCTAGTTGAAGAAATGGATCGAGAGGTAGAAGCCATAAAAGAAGAGATCTACAGATGCAGTTGGTTTATGCGCGGTGGAGTTTCTGCTGAAAGTCTCTTTTCAGTTGATGTTCGAGATATTGATATTATCCAAAAGCTAATTAGACAAAATCTAGAAACAACTAAAGACAGCGGACTGCCTTTCTTTTAAACTTGTCCAGCGGCTTGTTGGAAGTTTACTGTATTATCAACAGGTGCTTGTTGAGTTTGTGCCGGAGGAATACCGGCATTTTTACGAATTGATTGAAGTTGCTGTTCTGCTGAATCAATTGCTTGTTTTGCATAGTTAATTACATTTTGACGACGATCTGTACGAACTGTATTAACTGTTTGTATTGCATTGTCAACAGCCTGACGTCCTTGAGGCTCTCCAACTTTTGCTTTGTTAGTAGCAGTAGCATTTGTAGTGTTTACGTTGTTCTGCGGATCTACTTCGTTACTTGTAGGAGCGGCCGCATTTCTAACTGCGGCTGGAGTATCTAAAGTTGGCTCAACTTGTCCTGCTTCTGGACCAGGAACTGCATTTGGATCAACTGCTTGTGTATTCTGAACAGGTGCGGCCTGTGTTGCAGGAGCCGCTTGTGCGGGCGGTTGTTGTCCACCAACAGCTGAACGCACTGATGGTGCTACTTGATTTTTTCCAGCATTAAATTGATCTCTTGCACCTTGGTAAGCACCTTTAACTGCGCCTACACCCTTACCCACAGTATTAGCAACTTTACCTAAGCCCTGTGCAAAGCCTAATTCATCTAACTGCTCTTCAGTTAAATTAGTTTCGATTAAAAGATCTTGAATACGCATTTCTTTATAATTCCTTGTGGAGTAATGTTATTATTTATGATATAAATGAGCTAAAGCTCATTTGCTTCTGCGCTATCGCTTGAAGCATTTTTAGTTATCTAATTACTACGAAGTAGTTTAACTATTATCTAGATATAATGGTCACACTTTACCCAGGTAACCGGGTAAAGAAAACTTGGCATTATCTGAGTACGCAAGTCACTTAGCGTTGTAGCATTACTGAGGCGGTCATCCTGTACCCCTAGCTACGTCTTATTATGACGGTAACCTAACATATATACGCTAACACATACGTTAAGTCCGGGGTTTTTCTCCCCTCTTTTAGCTCTTATTCACTCTATTCAAATACCAAAACCGCGGCAGATTGCGATCGTCGTCCTGTTAAGGATGGTTGATAAGTGCTCTGTACAGCGCAGAGGCTTCCGTCCCCGTTATTATCCGGTTGTCGCTAGGCACCCGATTTAAGCCGGTGCGAGCATATCCTGTAAGACTGAGCCTAGATTTTGTTGATTATGTGAGAGCCATGGACACGGACTGAGATTTGTCCGTTATAGTAATCTGCTGATTCTAATACTTTGCGGTTGAATTGTTCAAGGGCCTCGATGTAAGAGCATACTGCTTTTGATTTACAATAGTGAAGTATCTCTCGTGTGAATTGTTCTTTGCCTAATTTTAATACGTCTGTGTTTAATTCTAAGTTAGATCCGTAATACTCTTGCCAGTCGCTGTCAATCTTACTACGGATTTTCTTTTTCTTCTTTGTGCCGTTCTTTAACTTTACAGTCTTGTAGGTCGTCTTTGCAAACTTTGCTAATTTTTTGCCAATGTACATGCGCCCCGTAACTGTGTTAGTGATAAGATAAACAAATCCAACACAGTCCTCGGGTAGTTGTTCAATGACAGTACCTTGATAAGTCCAAGACATTAAGCAGTCTTGGCTTCCTTGCGGGCATTCTTAGTTTCTGTGATTTCGTTACGGCGAGCTTTGATTAGCTTGCCTAGCTCTGCAAGAGCCTTGCGTGATCGTGTACCAGCCGCATTGTTGCCGCCTTCAAATTTTGTATCTTCTGCTTCCCATGCTGTAACAGCATCTTTAATTGCTTGAATAGTTGCGCTCATTATTGAGTCTCCTTTTTTTGTTTCTTGATATCTTGTTTGCGTTTTGTTTCCGCTACTTGTAATTTCTTAGCTACTTCACGCATCTCGATCATTACTTGTCGCATCGTACTTAACACTCGTCGCAGAGAAATTGTTTTTTCTTGAGTCTGCTTAAGAACCCACGAGGTATGAATATTGTGATACTCCACAACTAAATCCATTAACTGTTCGTGTAGCTCTTTGTACTTGTTTATCATTGCGGTTCAACGTAGTCCACATCATTTGAGTAAGAGGTAAAACCGTTTTCTTTAATTACATGTAACACATTGTTTACTCGACCAACAAGCTCGTCTTTGTGCGAAATTAAGAATATGTTTTTATTACGTTCACGAGCCATCTTCTTCAATACAGCAAGGCCTGCTTCAACGCCTGCCGCATCCATGCCTGCATCGATTAGCTCATCAATGAACAGCAAGTTAATATGCTGATACAAGTTTTCCCAAACATCTCGGAATGCCCAACTTAGTCCTAGGATTAATCTGTTTCGTTCACCTCTAGACAAATTATCAAAGTCTAGCTCTTGTCCTAACTGAGTAATTTGCACATTAAGGTCGTTTTGAAATACGACTGAGTGTGGTAGACCAATCTTATCAATGTAATAGCTCAACCGTTTGTTCAAATAAGTCAAGTTTTGATCAATAATCTTCTTACGGATAAAACTATCCTTGTTGGTTAACAATTTGTACAAGAACTCTTGATGTTCTTTTACTCGAGTAAGCTCGTTAATACTATCCCAACTGATTACTTGAATAGCAGTTGAGTTCAATTCGTTAATTTGTTCAACATAGGGATTGCTTTCAACTACTCGTTGTTCTAGACTCTGTTCTAAGTTAGCAAGATTGTTGCGATGATTAAATGCTTCTTCTAATGTTTCGTAGAATGTTAAGGGTTTCTTACCGAGGTTATTAATATCTGCTAGTTCGGTATCAATCTTTTTTAAATCTTTGCTGACTTTATTAAAGTACGTAACTGAATCTTCTAAATCTTTTCCAACCTTTGATAGCATGTCATCGTGTTTATGGTCATGCAGTTCTTGTTCACAAGCTGGACACTTGCGATCATTAAGAGAAATCAGTTCCTTCTCGTATTTTTTAACAGATTTTTCTGATTGCCCTACTGCGGATTCTAACGTTGCCTTTTGTTTAGTAAGCTCTTTTACTTTACTATTCTTTTCAGTCCAGGATTTTAAATCATCATGAAGTTTGATTTCTTCATCGATGTTAACTTCGCTTAATTGCAAAATTGCTTTACTTACTCGTTCGAGGTCTTGTTCTTTCTTAGTTTCCCAAGCAGAACTCTTAATTCCTAGGCTATCAATGCTCTTTTGAACGTTTTCGTTGGCTGTTTTAACACTCTCAATGCGGAAATTTTCTGCGGTAATAGCATCTTTTGTTTCCTTCATTTGAATTTTAAGGTTCTCTGCCTTCTCTGAAAGTAGAGTTATGCCTAATAGTTGCTCAATGATCTCACGTTGTTCCGCCGCTTTAAGACTCAAAAAAGGTTCAGTATAAGTGTTCAAAGCAACCAAATGCTTGAACATCATATGACTCATACCCAGCAATTGATCAATGAATTTTTGCGTTTCACGACTGTCGCCCTGTGCATCATCTTCAGCAGTTTCGTCTGCTTTTTGTTCTTGGTTATTGATGTACAGTTTAAGAATATTAGGTTTACGACCCCGCTCGATGCGATATCCGACCCCGTCTTTTGAAAATTCAACAGTGACTAACATGCCTTTGCCGTTAGTTTTGTTAATCAAGTTCTCTTTACGGATGTTAGTTAACGCATTACCGTATAATGCGTAACTAAGCGCATTAACAATCGTAGTTTTACCCGTACCGTTTCTGCTTCCGCTATCGTCTCCGCCTAGATCTAAGTTCTCACCTAGCACTAGCGTCAGTTGTTGTTTGCTAAAATCTACGGCTTGTGTTTGATTGCCAACACTTAAAAAGTTCTTTACAGTAATATCTTTTATGTTAAACATTATAATCCGTGATAAAGGTCAAGTAGTAGTTTTTGATCAAATGCATCTGAATCAATATTAATAAGTTGTTCTGTAACAATTTGGTCTACTGATTCAAATTTTGCATCAGGGTTGTCGTCTACAACACCCTCAACATTATTCTTTTCTTGTATTAGACTCATTTCGCGAATGTCGTACTCGCCAATAAATGTTTCTTTTAAAAAGTTAGCTTCCTCGTAACTAATATCAATATCTAAGTGTACCTTTAAGTACATTTTAGATTTCATAACATCGTCTTTACGGTCAATTAACTCTGATAACTTTATAGTTCTAAACTTAGGACAGTTATCCCAGTCAAGATACTGAGGTTCGCCGCCCCATTCCAAGGTCATCATGCCACGTTTGTCGTCCCAAGTATCTGCAAAGTTATGGGGAAACGCATTACCGATGTAATGTACTTTGTCTCTTGACTGTCGTTTATGGAAGTGACCGCTAAACACATAGTCCTGATGATGGAAATGTGATGTTTGCAGTTCTCCGTGATCGGGCATTTGTACCATTGCGTTCATATAGAACAGCGGTAATTCAAAATGACCAAACATATACTTGCTTTTGGTTTGACTGATGGTCTTCCATTCATCACCTACTAACCAAGGAACTAGGGTAACATCATCAAGAGTTGTAACACGATCTACAACCGTGACTCCTGGAATGTGCCGACCAAAGGCACTAGAATGAATGTCACGCTTGTCCTTGTAGAATAAATCGTGATTTCCTGGAAACCAATAGAACTGCTCAAATGCGGCACCGAGCTTTTCCAAGCATCTAATACTGGTATCCAACGTAATTAAATTAATTGAGTTACGATTGTGATGCCAGTCGCCGAGAAAGATGGCCGATTCACAACCTTCTTCCCTGGCAGTTTTAATAAACCAATCTACAAACTCCTCACAGTCCTTGTTATGCACAAGGCTGTTTGATTTTAAACCAAAATGTATATCGGTAAAACACGCTACTTTCTTGAATAGACTCATTCAGTTCTCCTGTCGTTTATTATAGCAGAAACAACCTGGTAAATCAAATCTTTTGTTCGCCAGCTTCTTCCGTTTCTTCTGCTTCTTCGACAGGTTCTTCTTCGCTCTTAGGCATACGCATATTTTTGTATAGCTCTGCTTGACGTGCAATTTCTTCTGCAAACTCTTGACTGTTTTGTCTAGTCATACTTGGAGTTAAACCGTTTTGTTCTAGCATGTCGTCTCGAATATTTTGATTCTTCTTTTCAATGTTTAAGATTCTAGTAAAGCTATTTGTAACGGCCGCAGTATAATAAGCAAACGGATTTTCTGATTTAGATTCATCAAACTGTAGGCCAATTTGACTTAACTGTAGGATAGCTTGTCCCTTCATTTCGTCGATGTAAGTGTATCCACGCCAGTTGCTACGTTGTGCGTACCGTTCGCTTAGTTTGATATACATCTTACCTAAGTTTTCAGTAATGCGACCGTGGTCCTTAGAGAACTTGCCGGTTTTAATTCCGCCTTTCCAATGGCTTTTGCCCACACACTCTAATTCATCTTCATCGTTAAATCTCCAATGTTGGAACGGAGGAAAATTAACTTTTTCGTGACTGTCTGCGGTAGTCTTGGTAGTTTTCTTTCGTCCTGGAGCAAGTGGAATGTGTTCAAATGTCATAATACGAATGACTATATCTTGCTTTGCAATAGTTTTATAGTCTGGTGTTACTTCTGCTAGTTTTATTTTCTTATCACCAGCTATTTTTGCCGCATTGAAAGTTTCGACACCGATCCTTTTTGCACGATTTCGTTTTGCTTCTGCAATAGTTCTAATATTGATCTTGTCTAAACTAGTTAGTATTAGATCATATTGGCTGTGTTCTTGCTTGGCAAAGCTACTAAACGAAATTTTGCTTTTATGGATTTCCGCTAATAAATCGCGGTTGTTTAGGTATTTGACTTTTCTTGTTGTTATTATTGTCGGTATTGTCATTGTTATAGAGTCTCCCATTAATATTATAACATAAAGTACAAAGAAGTCAAGAGATATTAAGTGTGTAGTTTATTTACCAGGTTAAATAGTATACAAGGAAAAAATATTATGGCAGTTGAACTAGGACCATTAGACACCACTAACTTTACACAAGAAGGGCTCAATTGGATTGCAGGTATCGGTCCCGATCCTGATGCGGCCAAAGTCGCTGAAGCCCGCAAGAACTTTACGCCAGCGGAGGAAGAATGGGCAAACGCAAAAGCCCGTCTGCCGGAAAACCCTGCCGAGTCAAAAAAATCCGCCCCTACTGCTATTTCCTGGGGTGGAAGGATCCAAAAAGATCTTCGAGTTAAATTAGAAGTTCCTAAGTCTTATCTTGGCGGACTAGGAGGCGGCCCTGCAGGCGGCCCTAATGGTCGTCCGTTGGCCGCAACAAGCGGTATTGTTTTCCCGTACACTCCGTCGGTCAGTTTAAACAATCAGGCAACTTACAATTCAATTTCCCCTACACACAGTAACTATACATCAAATGCGTATAAGAATTCATCAGTTGGTCCTATATCAGTATCCGGAAAATTTACAGCACAAAATGAATACGAAGCTTCTTTAATTTTAGGAGTACAGCATTTGTTACGTAGTTTAACAAAAATGAAATGGGGCGACGATCCTGATGCAGGCGCACCCCCTCCAGTATGTAGATTTTTTGCCTACGGTAACAGCATGATAGACAATGTTCCAGTAGTGGTTACCGGGTGGAAGATGGAATATCCCGACTCTGTTGACTATATTCAAGTGGGGGCAGGAATTAAAGACTACGGAAATAGTTTTGTTCCGTCTGTTTGTACAATTAGTATAGATCTTGCAGTTCAGTATAGTAGAACTGAACAATTAAATTTTAATGTAAGAGATTTCCTTGCAGGAAAACTAGCAGGTAAAGGATACTTATAATGGCAGAATATTCAAGAAGAAGTCCCTACTTCCAAACAGATCAAACAAAGGGATATTTAGATGTTGCAGAATTTGTTGACATTCCGTCTTTTTCTGACGATGCATTGTGGACTATAACTCCGCAATACAAACATAGACCAGATTTGCTAGCATATGATTTATATAAAGATATCAATCTATGGTGGGTATTTTCTGTTAGAAACAAAGATATAATTAGGGATCCTATATATGATATGATCCCGGGCCAACGGATCTATATTCCGCAAACTACAACGATTAGAAAAGTACTAGGACTATAACATGGCAGGATCTATAATAGTCGGTTCTTTACAAACTCAAGAATATAAAACTCGTTTTATAACTGACAAATATTCTTACGGTAAAAAAGAAGCAGTTGATTATAACATTCTTCACGATTATAGAAGTTACAATTACGTAATAACATTAGCCGCACTTAGTAAATCACAGTATAACGATGCTGATTATTTTACTAAACTTAAAGGAGAGTTAGATTACGTTATTTTAAAATCTAGCGGTAAAGGCAAAAGAGAAATACAAGCCGATGCCAGTACAGATGTACAAGTAAAGGCCCAAAATGAAGAAACTGGAGGAGAATATACTAAGCTATCTGCTAACAAAGATTTAAATGCACTATTAGACAGTTTTAATAAAAATGGTTACGGTCGATTTGATTTCTTTATTGAAAATTTAGAAATTGATCTAACATGGAATATTTCTAACGGCGCACAACCAGGCCAAATAAAATTTGAAGTTGTTGAGCCTTATAGTATAAACGGATTCATTGAAGCATTGAGAATTAATGCACTAGCGGCCGGCTATGAAAATCATAACCAAGCAGTTTATGTACTTAAAGTTGAATTTATAGGTTACAAGTATGATGAAAAAACTGGCGGTTTAACAGAGCCCTCAAAGGTTCCAAAGGCAACTAGATACATTCCGATCAACTTAAATCAA